ACTCCCCTAGGCGCCATAATTTAACGTTTCCTAGTGTTGCGTGATGTTTCAAAACGTTATAAAATCAACGTTTTAATTTCTTTGCTTTTCATAACATTTCCGTTTTCACGGAACAAATACGGAACAAAAAACGAGCTATCTCTAGCCCGCTTTTTTTGTCTTCATTCATCGCTTTTAATTTTTTCTGATTTCTCCATTAATTGCATCTTTCGGGAATACTCGGTTAATTTACAAGCTAGTTCGAATGATAGTTTACTAATCTTCCGTTTCCCACTTCTTAATAGAGAAATCGTTGGTTGAGATATGTCTATTTCTTTTGAAATTTTGTATTGTGTTACATTTTCCAATAACCATTCTATATCTTTTAAATTAGCTTCCATATGTTTCCTCCGATGCTAACGAATAATCATTGTGTTTAAATAACGAAGCTAGACCGCTAAATTGTTTTAATCGCAGCAACTCATCAGCTTCCATACCTAAATTTTTAAGAATCCATTTATCACTACAACCACTTTCTACTAATTCAGTTACTATGTTTGTCATTAATCCAATATCATGGCTTCCTCTTGCTCTGTTATGTCTAATTGTAGATGCCATACGTTCACTAATTGGCTTATCTATAATGGATACAGGCATCATCCCATTTTCTCTATCGTATATGTCTTTATGTCGCATCATCGTTGTATATCTGTGGAATCCGTCAACGATTTCATACTTATCTACATCTTCTAAATAATAGCAAACTATAGGCATTGTATATCCGTCTGATTTAATGGATTGGTACAACAGTTCCATCTCTGGAGTTGCAACGTGGTTCGGGTTGTAACTGTTGGCTTGTATTTTTTCTATTGGTACTGCTTTTATGTTGTAAACAGGGCTACAGTATTTGCTCATATTTCTTCATTACTTCCTTTCTTCGTTTTAATTGCTCTTTGCTAATTCCAAAGGATAAACTTTTGCAAAAATAATCGTTTTTTATGATACACATAGCCATTCTTTTCCAGGTTAAAACATCTTGTTTAGTGTCTAATTCAGGAATGGTATCTAAAACATAATTAAATTTGATTACTTCTTTATCTTTGTTTCCTCTAGTGCTCAGTTCTCCAGTACGAAAGGTTGCGCCTGAATAATTCATGTGTAAAATGTCGATATCTTCTTTGCGCATACCAGAACCAGTTTCGGTCCACCATTTTATGAACTTATCGAATTTTTCTTTATAATGATCACTAGCTTTTTGAGGGAGCGTATCTAATAGAAAGTAGGTAAAACTTTCCCATGTATGCCCCGGCGGTAATTTATAATGAGCACTATTAATTGATGTATTAGCGTAAATATTCCCGAAATTTGCTCCAGCTACCCTACCTACGATTTTCACCCATGTTTTTGGCTCTATAACTTTGAACATATTCAAACCTGCTTTGGCAGTATCACCAAATGGTTCGTCTATACGCATTTGGTTAATAGAGACTCCTGCTTGATACATTAAATCATAGAATTTATTATATATTTTGTCCTCTTTGCCATAATACGTCCATATATCCTCAGTTTTCCAATCGAATATTGGGTAAAAGTTATACACATTATTATCCACTTTTGTTGAATATTTTGCAGTTTTATATCTACTCTTATTTTCATTATTAATGGCTCTCCAACGATTCAAGCTTTCTTGAGTACGAATGCCTACGATACATGCAGTCTTTTTTCCTTTGCCGTACCAATTGCCAAATTTAGCGACAAAATCTTCAAACGTCATTTTGTATTCGTAATAATCAATTGGGTTATTATCTACGTTTATGACATATTCCATTGTGGGCATCTCTCGAACCCAAATGTATTTCTTATCGTTTTCCCACCAAGCCCATGTCATTTCATCATAAGATAAGCTATTATCAGTTTCCATAGGCAAACACACCCAATATGGGATAATGACGTCACTGTATTCATTCATCATTTCCAACGCATAATCAATAGTCATTTGGTAATGAGCTTCAATATCTATAAATAATACGCCTATCTTCCGGTTGAGTCTTCTGGCTTCTTCGCACATTAAATGCATACAGACTCCACTATCTTTTCCGCCTGAAAAAGACACATAAATATTTTCGAATTCATTAAAAATGTACTGAATTCTCTTAATTGCAGCATCATGCACGTTTAATCTACAATTCTTTTTCAAAAGCGTTCCCCTCCATTTTATTTATTATAATCTCTTGTAATGATCTTTTTTTAGATAAATTTTCGTATATCATGTTGTATATACCTAAATCTGATGCAAAATACGTATATTCAATTTCTTTATTTTGCCCTAAGCGTTTGATTCTGTAAATAGCCTGCTCGATATGACTATAATTAAATGAAATGCTGCTAAACATGATTTTATTACAAAACTGTAAATTAAGCCCAAACGCTCCAGTCCCTAGAGTAATTAATAAAGGAATATTGCTATTCTTAAATTGTTGAATTATCTCTGTTCTTTTTTCTTTTGGAACGCTTCCTTTAATCACGAAGCACTTCCCAAGTTTGGATGCAAGACAATCGATCTCCTCGATAAATTGGCAGAATACAATACACTGCCCTTTTATATGCTTAGAAATTTCGTTTATACGTTCGTAATCTGTAAAAACTAACACTTCCATTGAGCGTAATTTTTGAACAATATCTCCTTCGCCAGTTTCAAGAGAGTCTAGTAAACTTTTCTTTTGTAGGGAATATTCTTCATACACACTATTTCCGATAACAATCGTTTTGGTTTTTTCTTCTAATTCCAACTCTAAATCCACCTGAAAGATGTATGGTTCTATTAATTTATGCAAGTAACCTATGTTAACTTCGCTTAATTTGTAGAAATCTCTTTCTTTTTGTCCTCTTTTTTTGAACACGACATGAGTAAAGAAATTATTTAAAAAATCAATACGATGCATTCCTATTATTTTAGGGCTTAAGAAACTCATTTGATTGTATATATCCCATTCATTTTTCGTAATTGGTGACCCATTGAGTATTAAACGGTAGTCGGAGTGTTTACTGATTTCTATCATTCTTTGATACGTTTTTGAATCATCATTTTTTATAAATACGGACTCATCAGCTATTACCATACATGTTTTGTCTTTGATGATTTGAAGTAATTGTAAGTACCTTCTATCGCTTCTAGAGATACCTTGATAAGTTTCTATTAAATATTCTTTATTCAAATGCCATTTATTTAATTCTTCTTTTAATGTATCAACTAGAGCTGCAGGAACGATATAAACAACCAATTCACATTGAGTGTAGTTAGATAATTCTATGCTAACTCTAGTTTTACCTGTGCCTTGTTTCATGAATAAAGCGCCAACTTTTAAACGTTTAAATTTTTCTATTGCATTCTTTTGCTGGGTGGTCAATTTCATTTCACTAATTCCTCTATAATAGAAACATCTTTATTAATTTTAGTTGGTTCTGTCACAATTAAATAACTATCATCATGATCCATATCGCATCGTATTTTGTCGTTCATTAGTTCAAAAGCTTCTTCTATATCCTGGGCAGATACGGATTGTTTTCTTGCTGTTTTATTTCCTAGTTTAAATATATTGAATTCAAAGTTGTTGGTATACGAAAAAGACATAAAATAACCGTTCCCGCCTATAGTTCTAACTAATTTTGCAGGGTGCCAAAAGGCATACCCTGCGTAATTAGAAATATTTGGCATCTTGATTAAAACAGCTTTATCAGTTCTGTATTCAATATTTTGTTTGTAAAATTTAATTGATTTCCACATCATTAAAATCCTAATCTGAACATATCGTGACGGATACGGAATTTATCATCATTTTGTCCAGGTGCTTTTTCAGTTACCGTACACCCATTATATAAATAGTAAAAAACTTCTTTTGCTAGTTCTTCGTCAGTATTATATCTGCTATCTACTTGACCATTGGTGACAAGGTTTCCGTAGACTACATAACCAAACGGGAACACGTTTATAGCATTGAAATTTCCTGTTTCATCATTTTGAACATAATCTCCAGACTCTGTAATAAAATATTTGTGAGTTTCTTTTCCGTTTTCATAATCTTCCTTAGCTTGTTTAATTAATTCAATGGCTTCTTCTAATTTATCAGCTTTTTCAATTTCAAATTCCATTTTGTCTAAGTTTAATTTGTCTGAATTAATTGGAACTAGCCACTTCATATTATATGTGTCATCTGTCATGATTAAAGCATATCTTTTCCCATTATTTGCCCATTCTGTTTCATACCATTCGTTTGCTGAAGTGTATTCGTTCTTTCCTACTGCAAATTTGCTAAACCCTACTTTTTTGTTCATTGTTTTTCTCCCCTTAATTTGTTTTTATGAGGTCTCCCTCTTACATCTATATATTACTACAGTTATATATAGAATGCAACACTTTTTTTAAAAATAATTTGAAAAAATGCAAAAAAAATAAAGCCTACCCCGAAAGGTAGGCTTGTTTTGATTATTCTTCGAAGTGGATTGCTCCATTCTCGTCTACATAAACCGCAGCTCGCTCCAACATCTCACCATTTTCATTGAAGTAGTAGAACTTATCCCCAATTTTTCGCACTTCCTTGGATACCATGTCACCGTTTGATTCCGTGCAATAGTACCACTTATCGAAGTATTGAATCCATCCTGTTTGCATTTCTCCAAGATTGTTAAAGTAATACCATTTTCCGTTAATTTGTTGCCAACCGACAGCCATGTATCCTCCCGACTTTAACCAATACCATAGCCCTTGTTCATCTTTATACCAAGTGTTCTCAAGAGCGTATCCATTGTTATTAAATCTGAAGTAACTTCCGTTAATCTTTTCCCATTTATTCTTAGGATATGAACCGTCTTCGTTTCTATACCACCAACCCTTTTCATCTTCAATCCAACCACTAGGACGTTTGACGTTTTCTGAATCAGTAGCATAGTTTGGACGAATATATCCAACCATACCAGTATATGATCGTGTACGATAACGAGCGGGTCCGCCCGCTTCTAAGTAGTCCCAGTTTCCGTCAACGTTTTGTTCAATCGTTTTAAGTGTAACCCCATCCGAATCCTCGATAACTACACCCGTATGCCCATAAGGAGAACCAGGAACAGACATTACGAATATATCTCCAGCTTTTGCAATTACTCCAGGCCCTTCTTGAATGACATTGAGTCCTTGAGCCGCTGCAGAATCAAGTAAATCAATAGCGTTCCCATTAACTACTTTTCCAGTAGCTTCATACATTACTTTTGCTACTAAATCCCAGCATTGCCAACCGTACCAACCATCAAAGTTAACACCGATGTTGTTATCCGCCAAATTTCTTACATAATCAATTGCTTGTCTTAATGTAAACATATTTACCTCCTATAAATAAAAAGAGGACTCACAATGAGCCCTCTATGATCCGTATTCTTAACCTTCAATTTTCTTCAATTCATTAAATCCATTCACAACAGATTCAATAAGTACCTTCTTGGATTCGTCATCCAATTTGATTCCAGCTTTTTCTAATTCTTTTGTTAAGTTATCGAATGCTGCTTGGAATTTATCTTGGCTTGCACCGTGTACATCCTTGAAGATTTGTTCCACCGCGTTCACGACCGTGTGAGTGATTGATTTTGCCAATTCATAGTTATTAGCATCCGTTTTGGCTTTTAATTCGCTTGCTTTTGTTTGGATAAATCCTTTCAAACCAGTAAATGCTAGTCCTACTAGCACGACTAATACGCTCACGATTCCATTGATAATTGTTGCTTGTAATTGTTCCATATTTAAACATCCTCTCTTGTTTGTAAATTGATTTCTGATTTTGATTTGATTGGCAATCTCAAGAAGATTTCGTGTAAGTCATGGATTTCACCATTTCCCCCAAGATTCACATAAGCTTGATATAATTTGCCAATCTCACGAGCTTCTTCGACTGTTGTCCATCCACGTTCAATGGCTCTCGACATTGTGTCGTATAGTCTGAATCTCGCTGTGGTTCGAATTCCTTCTCGATTGTCGTTCCCGATACTCTCGACTTTCTGAACATTCATTCGAACATCTTGAATTTGTTCTGCCATCCCGTCCAATCGATTTAAGATTTCATTAGTATGTTTCTTGGATTGGACTGATATCCTAGTCGTAATCACGCTGACAATGCCACCTATTACAGCGATTACGACAGCATCGGATAGGAATGGATTCAACGTTCCATTACCTCGATGGCGATGGCTAGAGTGTTGATTTCTTGCTGTTTAGTGCTTACGCTTCTACTCTTCACTTCGATGGCATCTTGAATGTTTTGAGCTTGTTGCTCTAATTTTGATTTTTCGACAGATTTGTCATAGATTTCTTGCCGAACTTCTTCAACTTCTCTCTCAAGTTGAGTCTTGCGTGATTTTGCTTGTTCTAAATTCATTTTTATTCCTCCTAACTAATCAATCTTGAATGATATTCCATCTAAACATAGCCAATTGTTTCTTACGTTTTGACTTGTATACACAGTTCCATGAGTGTTGATTCCACCATAAAATGGAGTCCCGCTTCCTGCGATTCCAACGAAATATACTGTCATACTTGGTTTGTATCCATCCGGGAGATAGAAGAGAGTTCCTGCGCTTCCATCTCCTCCTTGGCAACTTCCTCGAATCAATACAGTTCCATCAACTTGTTTCGTGTATTGAACATTTCTTTCACCCTGATATGGTTTCCATCCACGTTGAAGAGTTGCCGTTTTCCATTCGCTTACGCTCCCGCTAGGAGTGAATATAACCCATGGCTGCCATCCTGTTATTGGAGTCTTACGCCTCATGTAAATTACATTCGCATCATATGGCGTATATGTTTGCATCACGTAATTCTCATCAGTAGGATGTGTATTCACTTGGATATATCCATATAGTTGAGAGCCCGTCAAATTTGAAGGGAGGTCGCTCATCCCATGTGAATAGAACATCCCAGTCTTCATCAAATTGTTTGCTGAACCTGTCATCTTTATGGATTTACCATTGATTTGAGTAAGCCTTCCGACTTGAACAAGCTCATTGTGTGAGTAGATGTCACCCTTCGCATCGATTGTTCCTCGTTCCCATACCTTACCGAATCCAGTCCCTTTTGGCGTTCTACATTGAACCAATTCTTCAGGACCCACGATTGGAGCTGTGAACGTGAAACTTGCATAAGCATCCGAGATTGTTCCTTCTACAATCCAAGCCTTATCAGCTGAGAACGTTCCAAACAAGTCCGCATTCGAATTCGTGACCGAGTTGATAACTCGTGAATCAATCCCGCCACCAGCGTTCTCAGTGAAGTAGCCATCATAAGCGGGTTTCACTTTGAATTTCAAACGCATAGGGTTCTTTTGCACACCATCAATAATGAGTGGTGCGATTTTAGCTGTTCTTCGAACTACAATCGTTTGTTGGTCTCCACCACCTCGCACAGCTTCAAATGTAAGCATAGGAGCGAAGTATTGAAGTACCTTGATTGGGACTGTTACTATATTGGACTTGAGCCCTCGACTATCAATCACATACGCTTGCACTTGAAAATCACCGTAATTCTTAAAGAATTGGAATGTCGCACCATTTGATGTGATTGCCATCTTTTGGTCTACGACTTCAGCGTAAAAGTTCTTGATTGTGGATCCGTAAGTTCCTTCCATTCCTTGAAATTGGCAAACCATTTCCGAGAACGTTTGAACGAACGTGTTCTTGCCCACAATATCTTTGGTTGCTTTCGCTTTGTCAGTTAGTTCGATTGTTTGGAGTTTAGGTTGTGTATTTGCTGGCAGCCCTATATACCACCCATTACTATACTCATCACGCCCAATTTGATTCTCACCATCGAACGTTCGAACACAAATATCAAACGTGCTTGATACCACATTGACATTCAGCCTTGCATTCTCAGGCGAAGGAGTGAACTTAACACTCGTTCCGATATTCTTCCCAATGTCAATCCAATCAGAGCCCCATACCTTGTACCAAACTTGATGCGTAAAGTTATCAACCTTACGCTCGATATTGATAGTAAGTTCCTCTCCAAGAGCACGTTTACCATCGACTGAAGCAATAGTGGACATCCTTGGAATCTTGGTGAATGTTTCCGTGAAGCTAGTACTTAAAGCCCCAACGTACCATCCATCGTATGTGATTCCTTCTGTTGAACCCGACCAAATAGAGATTTTACGAGTTGCTGAACCGTCATCATCGTGGTAAACTCTAAATTTTAGCCTTCCAAGATACTTCTCAGAGCCTGCGATGAATAAGTCTCTGACCTTCACATATTGAGTATCTCCAGCGAATTGAACGCCTAAATAAGCACCGTAGGTTGGGTCAAATTCGATTCGATACCCACCAGGGTCGTTCCCAATCCATAGGTCGATACCGACATCAGAATAGTTCTCGGGCTTGTTTTGAGATAGTGGAATGACTTCGTATCTTGAATATACGTGCCAGTTACCATCAAAATATGTTTTTCCCATCGTCTACCTCCTTCCTACGGACCAACGTAACGAATAACGTTGTATTTTGGATTTACGTTGTATTGAGATTCCACGTAGTATCCGATTTGAATCGATTTCGTGAACACCCCATTATCGATGTGGATAACCCCTTGAGAGATACTCATGACTTCCCGACCACCACTCATCATCGAAATTCGATTGTCAGAAACGAGAATCGAGCTATCTCCTTGAGGATTACCAATTGAGAGCCCTTCATTGCCAAATTTCATGTTTCTATCGATAGCATTCCAAATGGCGGTCATAGAGCCTAAATCATTCTGAATTCCAATCATGCGTTGAGAAAGTGCCACGAGGTCATCTTGGGCTTGTTTTCTGTCTGATTCGTTCGTCTTGACGAACGCTTCATATTTAGCCTTCCACTCCAATACTGTCTCAAGAGTCGCTTTCGCCTTCATTTCTTGCATCATGACCAATTGTTGGTCTTGTAGATGCTTCAATTGGTCTTCTGTGATGAGTTTGTCCGCTTTCATCTCGAGCTTTGCTTCAACTTCTTTGATTGGCTTCTTGAAATCTTCAACACTTGAAACATCGAAGTAGATTTTGCCATCACGCACGCCCAAGATTTCTTTTGTTCCATGGACAACTCTCACTCGATTTAGGTCTATAGAACCAGCTACAATCTTGTTTGCATTTAATTCGATAATCTGTGCGACTGCTGCACTTATTTTTTTCGCGATCACTTCATCAGTCGTAATCTTACTGATGATGCGTTCCATATCTGCCGTATCTGCTTTCTTAACCCAAGCGCCGTTTTGACGTTCGTATAGTTCTACATATCCACCGTTGGGTTTAAACCAGGTATCACCATTCTTAGGATTTGTTGGTTCTGTAACATCCGAATAGACATTCCCTTGACTTGTAATCAATGTGTTTAGGTACTCCACTTGTTGCGTTAGTGTTCCCTTATACTCTTTGATTCCTTGAGAGGTAGTATTAGCCTTTCCGTGAGAAACTGCGCTAAAACCGCCGTTAAACGTCATTTTTTGAGATAGTATAGGAAGACTTACAAATTGTCCGTCGTAAGATTCAACACTTATCCATTCTCCCGATGAAATAGCCATATCACCTTGCCATTTAAGATTGAATGGGTAGAAGTTAATATCTTTCAATTCGTTGTAAACACGATTCAATATCGCTTGTGTCATGATAGGGTTTTTGAATTCAACAATATTCCCTGTTTCTGAACCTTCGCTATATACTAATTTCTTGTTTGAATCTGTTGTAACTTCGTTTTTTGCACCATTTACACGATAGAGAACCTCATTCTTTTCCAATCCGTTCAAATAGTAGTTCGATTTAGGTACTCGTCTATTTGAGTTTGTTAGTTTAATAAATTCCAATCGCCCTAAACGGTCAAAACGTACAAAACTGTTGTTTAATTGTGCGATGTAGACCAAAGCCTCCCGCATGGTTGTCTTTTCTAACTTCTTCATGACTGGATAATCCGCTACTAATAAGTTTGGAGCTAAGACCGTATCCGTCAATCTCGCTATTTCTTCTACAATTGCTCTAGTGTTGCTAGGATATGTTAATGAACTGTTGTAAATACCGTTCATCTTGTACATTCCGTCTTTGAAGGTTATTTTTGTACGTTTGCTATTACGATTTATTACGACATCTTTTACATAGAACACGCCTAAAGGCACTTCTTCGAATTGTTCGCCAACTAATAAAGACACGTAAGGTTTCCCCTCCGTGTCTTCCGTTATTCCTTCTATAACCCGCCCGATTTCTACATCAAACATGTTCATGTAGCCACCACCAGGCGTGAATTTATCTCCTGTTCCTAATCCGTCATCCAGGTCAAAAGAGATAATGTCATTTACACCATAAGTTTGTGACCCGATGACTATTTTTCCATCAAATGTACGTGAAAGGTTCTGTATTGCTTGTTTATAGTTATCGGTTACTTGATACATATATCCAACTACCTTTCAATAAAATTCATATTGAGCCCACTCCAAGGCTTCATTTTTTCAGCCCAGGAATAAGCTGGGGCTGACCTGTCCCCAACATAAAAAGTCTTTGTTACCTGTCCTAGTTGAGGGTCTGGGTAACTCACTTCAAAAAATTCAGACGTTACCGCATTTAGCAATGTCTGCATCTCTGCTTGAGTCAACAATCCCCATTCACATTCCAATTTTCGTTTTACGGCTACACGATCACGAATCATATCCCCTCGGGCATTCCGCCCCGTTTCGCCGTCAACGTCTGAAATTCCTGCTTTAAAAGATTTAGGAGCGACAACTGTCACTCCATTAATGATTAATGCCATCAAGCGTCACTCCTTTCTTAAACTTTCAATAGAACTCGTCCTTCTTGCTCGTGAGTTTTATTAATCTCATCGATTGCAAAACGTCCAAATTCTTTGCTTCCGATTTGAACAACAACTTCTTTGATTACTGGTCCGTTGCTTCCTCCACCGCTATTTTGAGGCATGCGGTCCGCCACTTTAGAGGCCAGGTCAGTAATCCATCCTGTGTTATTTTCCAACGGCATAACTGCTTCTTTACCAGCTTCCCCAACGATTGCTAATGTGGCACTATCGATAATCCCACCTTTAGCTAATCGTGGAAGATTTACATAGCCGATACTTCCAAGAGAAACTCCTGGAATTTTGTTAATCAATCCAATTACGCCATTGATCATACCGATAAAGCCGTTCACTACATTTTCAATGGTTCCTAATACTGCATTTACTGCATATCTGAACGCTCCGCCTACTGCTGAACCTATCATTTGTCCTGCGTTGACAAAGATGCTCTTAACTGTAGACCAAACACCGCTAAAGAATGCTCCAATACCGCTAAACGCATTTTTCACTGCGCTGAAAGCACTACTGAAGATATTCCCGAACCATGAAGCAACGCCCGATAGAACACCTACTACATCATGCCATCTAGCTCCAAACCATGAACCGATACCAGCAAAAATGCCAGTCACTAATGTCCACGCTTGGCGGAACATATTCCCAAACCATGTTGCAATTCCGTTTAGAGCGTTGACAACATCTTGCCATCTTTGTCCAAACCATTGACCGAATGGTTTAAATATATTTACGATGTTATCCCATGCTTGTTTGAACATATTCCCGAACCATTGACCAGTTTGAGAGAATATAGCAGTCATTCCTTGCCACAATCCCGCAAAGAACTGACCAATAGAAACACAAGCATTACCTATAAAATCGCAAATACCTTGCCATATTTGAGAAGCAACCTGTGCCACAGTATCCCAATTAGCAATCAAGGTTAATCCAACCGCTACCAATGCAGCTATTGCCGCGATTACTAATGTAATTGGACTTGTTAGAACTGCTAATGCTCCGTTAAGCAACCATGTCGCTCCAGCAGCTGCGGTCGATGCAGCAGTATGAAGTGCCATAGAACCTGCACTTACTACCCATTGGGTAGCTTGTGTTACTAAGGACCATATCAACTGCGCACTGTTTATAACGAAATCTTTCGCATATAGTGCAGTTAAATAAAGAGATTCCCCAAACGATGCAATCTTATCAATCGTTAAACCTTTGACAGCATTTACAACTAGAGTGAATGCTCCACTTAAACCGCCTAATTGCTCGATATAACCAGCAAATTGCATTAGCTTCCAAACGCCAAAGAACGCGCCTAATACTTTTGTGATCGTTGAAATAACTCCAGTATTATCTTTACACCAGTCCCCTACGACTTGTAATGCATCAGCTAGACGTTTAAGAACTTCTACTGCAATTCCACCAGTCCATTGTGCGATTGGGGATAGGAAGCTATCAAATAGCCATCTAAATGCATCGCCTGCTCCTTGAAGGACTCCATCAGCTATTTTTACCGCACCAGCTACCGCACGAATAAATTCTGGAACAACATCCGATATCGTATAACTTACTAGTGGGCTCATTACATTGTCTAAGAACCATAACAAACCTTCCCCGATTGTAATTGAAAAAGGTGCTAATGCGTCCCAAAATTGACGTAAAGCCTCGTTAATCTTCGGAAAATCGATATTATTCAGTGTTTTAGTAATAATATCTATAAATCTAGGTAAACCTTCTCCTAGAACCCACGTTCCTACGGGTACTAAGAAGTGTTCATAGAAATCAATTAACGCTTGTGCAACGAATTCTTTCAATGGTTCTAACGCTTTTGCTAATCGTCCTAGAGCTTCAATCGTTGGTTGTAACAACTCTTTCAGCTTTTCTAAGAACTTAACGATAGGACCTGTATCTTCTTCGTTGAAAGAGTCGGAGAACGATACTTTAGGAAGTGTTAACGCTCCACCGCCTGGGTTTCCGCCACCTCTGCCTCCGCCTCCACCTCCTCCCCCGCCACCAGAGCCTCCGCCGTCATCGCCGTTGTCTGATTGCTTCTTTAGGGAGTTGATTTCATCGAATTTGAGTAATCCTAGCATTTCTTTTGCTGCTTGTTTCGCAGCTTTACCGGCTTTACCGATACCGTCGCCTAGTTTTCCTGCACCATTCCCCGCATCTCCTAAGCTATCTGCAATGCCTCCTGCAGAATTTTGCACATCGCTCATTGCACCGCCTAATCCACCACTAGTATTTACCGTCTTTCCAAATAAAAGCTGTGTAAATGTCGCTAATGCGCTTGTAGCAGTGTTTAAAAATGATGCAAAAGTATTTAATGCAGGCATGATCGCGTTCAAAACAGGAAGGAATGCATTCCCGATATTTAATGCACTATTTTTCAGTAATGCAACAAAATATGCAAGGCTTGTTGTTGGGCCTTGCATAAGTGTATTACCGTATTTTTTAGTTGCTTGTTCTAAAATAGCCATCATTCGGATAGCTTGTTGCGTGTTAAAGTCTAATTGCGCCCAAGAACGACCATTAGCTAACTGCTGGAACGCTTCCGTAGCTTCTAACATCGCCACGTTCACATTGATTCCTAAATCCTCGATAGCTTCCGTGCTTCCAAGCATACCGCTTCGAATACGGTTCATTACATCGTCCATAGTTCGTCCGGTTGCGCTCGCAATAATAGAAGATGTTTCAAGCATCTTGACTGTGTAACCAGTCAATTGTTGGTTATCTTTGATAAAGTTACTAAAAAGGTTAGAATAAACAGCACCGTACTTAATCGCATCGCCTTTAGCAATGTTATAAGCAATAGCTCCGTTATTCGCCCATTTTAAGAACGATTGAGAGCTTTCTCCCATGGTTCGTCTGATTTGGTTCATTGCTGCGCTTACTTCCAAAGCCATTTGTGTGCCGTATTGACCAACTTTATATAAAGCTCCAGTGATCGCAGCAATTTTAATCACGTTCCCTAGTTTAGAAAACGTATTGTTTAATCCGTTGACCTTTTGAGTCACTTCTTTTTGTGCATTCGCAGTCTGGTTCTTAATATCTTCTAACGCTTTTTTATACGGCCCAGTTTCGGCTTTAATCAGCACTTGAACCTGTTCTAATGTTAGAGCCATGTATTACTCTCCTTTCTTCAGATTCTTGTTAAACCTTTCCGCAAACGCTCTTAATCTCTCTTTGTTTATCTCTAATTCATTTTGACGTTGTAATTCTTCTGCAATTTCTTTTTCTTCTATGAATAAATCCGGGTAGATTTCATGTAGTTGCTTTGGTTTTACTTTTCCGTCAAATAAAGAAGCCACACAATCACGTATCATGAACGCTTGCATATAATTGTTTGATATTTCTTGTTTAATTTTCGCTTTTTCTACCCGTCGATGAGATTCGATAATATCAATCACTTCATCAACGCCGTAATTCCAAAAAGAAATGACCTCCACCCCGCAGTCAAGAGCTACAGGGTAAAGGTCATATATAAAATCAGTGAGGATTAGATGTTCGCTTTGGCCATTTCCACGTTTTCGTTCATCGCTTCCCCCATCTCTGCTGAGAAAAAACCTGATACTTCAAACAATGGAACAAGAACATCCATAAATAGTTCTAATTGTGAACCACCCTCATCAATATATTCATCAACTAATACTTTAACATCTTTAAACGAAATGCCGTGATGGTATCTTTGTAAGGATACATGGATAATTCCACACATTACATTCAAAGCTGGGATTGTATCTAACAATGTTAGCAGATTACATTTAGTGGTTTTTTCTAACTGACAAATACCGTCAGTTGTAAGTTTAAGTTTATATTCCGTTTTTCCTACTTTCCAAGACACATACGGACGTCGTTTTGGTTTTACTTCTTCTTTAGTTTCTACTACTTTTTCTTCTTGTTCCTCGAACATCTAAATACCTCCTAAATTTTAAAGTTCTTTGTCGCCGTCTTCGAATACTAACTCAGAACGCAATGTAATTTTAAGCGTTGTTTCAATGACTGAGTTCACACCACCGCCAGAAACTTTTACGGACACTTGGCCTGAGAATTTAACTTTTGTCCCGTCTGGATATTCATGTTCAAAGAACACTACTTTTCCGCCTTCCATGTATTTACGCATTTTACGATACGTTGAGTTAGCATCTTTATTTAAGTATTTCAATTTATACTCTAATTCACCTGCATCTCCGATACCTTGTTCATATTTTTTCACTTTGTCCGCAAGTGTCGTGTTTTCCACTTTTTCGGGTTCTGTTCCTAATTCTGGAACTTCTTTTAATTCAGGGATGAGAGTAGTTACTGCTTCTGCACTTTCCCCGTATTTTAACGTAATTCCGTTTGCTAACATTCAATTACTTCCTTTCTTAATCTGAATAGTTTTTGTGGTATACATGTAATCTTTCTTTGTCTATGATGCCGTTGAATCTCATCAGCTTATGTCTTAGTTGTTGGTTATCGGGTATATCTTGAGATGTTACCCGTTTAAACCCTAATGCAACAAAAGCATCGTTAATCTTCACGGCTACTTCTGATGTACTCTTATTACTCCAAATATGTACTGTGTAACTAATATCTGACTTCTCCTCGCCTTCGATTGTGTATTCACTAGGCTTGTTTTCGTCTTCCAAGTACACGACAATTGGAAACTTTTCCCAATCTTCCGGATATGCATCAGTAACATTATCCGTGATTGCTTTTAACGCTATGAAAACGTCAGG